AGATATGCTCAGTTTATTAAATTGATGCAAACTTATACACCAAAGCTAGTTGTTATTGACTCTTTGATTGGTTGTAGCGGTGGTAGAGCATTTGATGAAAACAAATCAGATTTTGCTCAACCTTTGTATTGGTTAACTAGAAATAATGGAGTTCTCTTCCCAAGAACTACAATTCTCATAATTCATCACGCTAATAAGAATGGTGGATTCAGAGGAACTTCAGCTATCAGAGATGCTGTTGATGAAACTTGGAAGTTATCTAAACCAACCCAAGAACAAGTTAATAAAGTGGGTCGCAATAGCAGATTTATTACTATCGAAAAGTCTAGGTCTGGAAGAATGGGTACTCAAATGATAATGAAGATGAAAGATGATCTTACCTTTGCTATCGCTGATTACACTCCTGAAGTTTCTGATGATTCCGAATCTCCTACAACTGTTCAAGATAAAGTTCTTCAAAAGTTAAGAAAAATTCATCCTGAAACTTATACCATAAATCAAATGATTCACGATCCAATGGTTGATGGTAAAGATGCTGCGATAAGAAAATCGTTCCAAAGATTACTTAAAAAAGGTCTTATTGAAGTGTGTGTTAATGCTTTTGAAGATGATAATTCTACTAAGTCTTATAGAGCAGTCCTCGCTCGCGGGGCGTTAACATATCCTGTCCCATTAGAAGAATCTTAGTCGTACCAATAGATTTCAGTGGGACAACTATGTGAGACAAAATAGATTGTCCCATTGTTTTTGGAGCGTAGGACAACTTTACTTGTCCCATACCCTTGTCCCATGCCAAATCAATGTTGTGGAGCGGCATTATAGAGAATGGGACAATTTCAGCCACTCTCCCCAGGAGAAACACTAAATAACATTATTAGAATCTAAATCTATGAAAGAGAATTACTTGGCTAAAGAAGGCATTATTCGTTGGAATAGCTCTAACGAAAAAATGTATATATTAAAATCAAAAGATGATGATTTCCCTTCTTGGGAAGAGATTAACCCATTTGAAGATTTAGAAGAAAGGAAAACAAAAAGTTAATACAATGAGAATGTGATAGTATAAATTAAAAAGATATTTATGGCTGAAGCTGGCAAAAAACCTCACGGGAACAAAAAGTATTACCACGTTCTCATAGATATAAACAGAGGAGAATTATTTGATGAATACATTCGTACAAAACTAAAAATAAAACCTACTTCTTGGATAAGAGATGTTGTTTATAACTTTTTACAAGACAAGATTGATAAAGAAGTGTATGATGAAGCATTGAAAAAAGATCAGGAAAACTGGAATAGAGCAATTCAAAACCGATTACAAGGTAGAGCACTTTCTAGGATTCTTAATTCAATCAAGAAAAAAAAATGAGTGATTCTAAAAAACTAAGAAAATTAAAAGAAATAAGACGTAAAGATTTAGAAAAAAATCTTTTAGATGTAGAACTAAAAGGTTATGACCATTATATTTTTATTAATGAACGCAATAAAGCTCAAGTTGTTTCAAAACAAGGTGGTTGGGTCACTGAACATATTCGTACGGCAATTTTAAAATTTAATTTTGAGATTGATAAGACTGAATCTATGTTAGTTAAAGACTTTGAAAAGAAATATCTTAACGAATACGAAAAAATTTCTTTAAAGGATGTTTAGCTTTAGGTTTTTCTTTTCGCATCTCTGCTACAACACGATTAGCTTCTAGTTCTATTAATCTATTTAGCAGTGAAGCCATAAAAATATCTTGGTCAAACTTTTTTCTGACCATGTAAGTGCAATATCTTTTTATATCAGTTAAATTATCAGATTTCATAATCTCTCTACACTGCATTTCGATCTCTAACTCCAACTCTGGAGGTGCTGGTTCGATGTCTATGTTGAGAAATTTAGTAATTTTCATGCTGGAGGAAAAAGTTGTTTTTCTAAAATTTCAACTGCTTTATCATCGAGCGTATTTGTAGTTTGTTTTGCGATTGATTTCAATAAATCTACGACCAATCTCTTAACAGCAGTCGTTGTTAAAAAGGTCATTAAGATTGGTTTTAGAATCTTATACATGGAAAAAATATGTGTTACTTCCCAAACATAGCTAAAATGCTAGTATTAGACAAGAATCTAAAGTTTTATGGTCGAAGAAAAAAAGAAAAACGCTTTCCAAAAACTGAAAGAAGGTCTAGATGACAAAGAAGAACAACTAGCAATTATAAGCTTGTTTGTTAGATTAGGTGTTGTTGTTTGGAGTGGTTTTATAGTAACTCTCAACTATATCTCAATCCCAGGATACAGTTCAGAACCCAAGGATATAACTTTTCCTGCAAGTTTGCTTACAGGTGCATTAGCAACTTTTGGCCTTGAAGGATCAAAAAAAAGTAGTAAGAAAGACGATAAAGTTGCAATGGGAGATGGTATGGTTCAGACTATAAGGGTAGTAACACCTATTAAAATAGAAGGTGCTGAAGTAATCGACCCAAAACCTAAAAAATGAAAAAGCTACTTCCATTATTATTACTGGTATCTAGTCCTGTACTTGCAGATATTAAACAAGAGTTTGTGACATCTGCCCAGATAACTGTAGATATGCCCTTCGTAACTACCCAAAAAGTTGGTACAACTTATTCGTTAAGCGGAAATAATATTACTCCATCTGTAACTATAGGAGATACCACAACAGCAGGAAAGATAGGGGGGATCAATGTTGGCAGCCTTACTGACGGAGTGCCAGCTATGATTCAAACAGATACTACAGTAACTACTAGCGGCTCAGCGTTCTCAAAAACAGAATCAGTAACAATGGGTGACGCTACACCATCTACTGTCACCCCTTCTAGTGGTATTGCAGCACTTCCAGTATTAGGTGGAACAACAACTGTAGCTTCGGGTGGTACAGCAGGAAACCTTGCACTCACTTCGTTAAGTTCTGGTATTCATACTTGCACGGCTGGAGGCAGTGGTACTAGCTGTATTGGGTCTACTAAAGTTACTATTACGATTGACTAGACTTTACTGGTTAGTTTTACTATTATTACCTATAAGAACCCTTGCTGTGCCTGTCGTTCCACAATTTCGTTCGGGTACGAGCCAGACTTCAAGCACTTCTGAATCAGTAATAAATGAAACTATCACAAGCCATCAATATCGAACAGGATATTCATATTCAGCGTCAGGACATAATATCGAATCTGAAACGGGATATATCAACCCTACTCCTACGACTACGAATGAACAAACAGTCGGGGGAGTAAACTTTCATTGGACTTCACCAAACTTAGAAGCTATTCCTCGCTGGTCAATAACAAACGATGGAGCAGCTTTTTCTCTTCAAGAAACTCTAATAACACCAGGATTAGATACAGTCACCACAATAACAAGAACAATAAATTCAAGCACTACAACAGAAACTACAACTACCTTTGGGCAGTAGCTCTAATCCTTTGCCCTACAAGGGTTTTAGCTAATACTACAGTTGCAAGTCCAAGTTCTAATGCTCAAGGTGTTGTAAATAACAACGCAACGATGATAACTCCATCAGCTATGCCATCTTTTCGTATGAGTCAGGGTATTGTCTGTGCTTCTCCTAGCCTAACAATCACTCCTTATGTAACAGATGCTTGGTCATTTAACAGACCAATAGAACAAGTCACTAGGCAGAACATATATGACGAAAATACTGGAGAGATAAAATATGTTCAAGAGACTCCTAGATTTGAGAAAGATAATTACAATTTGAACTATGGTATCTCTGCTCAGATAAATATTCCACTAGGAAAATCACCAGCTTTGTGCCATGAAGCGACCCAAGTAAATATAGAAGCCCAAAAATTATTGATAAAGAAAACTAAAATGGAGATTAGTTTATATCGTTTGGAGATGTGTGCGAAACAAGCGAAATTAGGTGTTACCTTCAAACCTAATACTCCTAGTGCTGTTACTTGTGAAGATATTGTTGTTAATATTCCACCAAATCAAGTTATTCCACATACTCATAAATTAAAGTAGACAAGTCACGGGTATTAAACTTATCTACGGATTATTATTTTACCTTCTTTTTAGTTAATTTGGTAACGACTTGCTTAACTATTGGCCGTACAAGCTGAAGTACCAATGGTGCAGAAGCACCAACCAAAGCAAGGCTAAAAACCCCAACAAACTGTGGAGCAGAAGGAATGTATTGTTCTTTCCACTCAACTGCTTCATAAAGAGTTATGCACTCACTACCATCTTGCCCTCTTTCATGCCCGATAACACGTTCTAACTTTTTATCGTTACGAAAATCTCCTACTCTTTGGTCATTTTTACCAGGACAGGGAGGAAAAGGCGGTGGGGGTGGTTCAGGTAAGTCAGGAATTTTTGGCTGCTCTGTTTCTGGTAAAGGAGGTGGTTCGTTTTCAATAGGAACTTCTTCTGTTATTACTAAATTTTCTGGAGAATAATCAAGAGGAATAAAGCTAGGAAATGGAAAGTCGCACGTTGTAAATACACCATTAGGATCATCTAATAACAAATTACGATTACCAGTATTTTTTATATCTCGATGCTGATAAGTACAACCAGGAACATCAATCTTAGGCGGTGCAGTAATAGTTATATAGTGTGGACTATATATTTCTGGAACGTCTGGAATATATATTTCTCGGATTTGAATATCAGGTATTTCAATCGTAGGCATCTCTTCTTTTATAAACTTCTACATATGACTCACATTTAGGACAAGAAAAATTACTAACCATTGAATACTCTGC